CTACAAGAAGGTTTTGACAGAGTTTACAAGTTTAATCCGACATTTTAGCGATATGGAAAAGATTGATGACGAAAATGCGGATGACACAACCCGTGACACAACCCCTCGAAAAACGACAAAACGGGACAAACAGCACAAAAATTATAGCAATACCACTATTAAAAAGCACCGCGAAATAATTCGCAAAACGAGACGCCACACTCAGCAGGGAAGGTCGCGTAGATGACACTTAACTATCAAGACGCTATTGGGACTTATGTAATGAAATGGGTGTCAGGTTGTGACAACGTTGTGACACAGGATGACACAGCCCGTGACACAGTAACGCTATGCAGCCCAACACGGTGACACGGATGACACTAATATCTCTTACTTGTTTACTGTGGAAAAAAGAATAAATAATAGAGAAGAGAGCGCACGTGCGTGCGTGTGTACGCGGTAGAGTTCAAACTGAAAGGAGGAATTATGGCAGGAGCACCAAGAACAAATAAAGCGTCGGTAGCGAAGACGTTTCGTTTCTCACCAGCGTTAGTCGAGGACATGGAACGGGTTCTCTACTTGACAACAAAAGGGGGCAAACCAAAGTACCCGAGCATGACAAGGTTGATCGCGGTAGCTGTGGATAAACTTATACGAAATGAAAGGAGAGGATTGGAAAGCGCAGGCGTGGTTTGGGAACATCTCAAACCCGGACTCAAACAAAACATCAGCAAGAAGGAGAAATAACGTGACGAACAATAACAATGATTACATTGATCTGAACCCGGAGAGTTTTTCTGAAGGTGGCGGTCTCATCGATGACTTCGATGGTACTATATCGGATATTCGATTTATTCTGACGGATTATGGTGGCAATATGACTGACCCGGTAGCGGTGGCTCAGGTCGTGTTTGACACTGAGGAAGGCGAAAACGAGACGGTATTGTATTCGGTGGGCGGCAAGGATGACTTTGCCCCTGACGAAAAGGGAATGGGTCTGGTGAAGTTAAAAACGAAGAGTTCGCTCACCAAGACTGCTAAGTTCCCGATGCTGTTGAAGTCGCTTGTGGAAAATGGTTTTCCGGTTAACAAGATGGACAACCGCGATATTAGTTATTTAGTTGGTTTTAAAGGGCATTTTCTTCGCACTGCGGTGGAGTATAAAGGTCTTGCGAAGAAAAAGAACGATCGTGAGAACACGGTGCTGCTGTGTACCAAGGTGGAGACGTTGCCGTGGGAAGCCGGGAAAGCCACCAAGGGCAAAGGTAAAGCGAAAGCCGGTGCCAAGGTTGATCCTGATCTCGCCGAGTTCGTGACCGAGACCATCATGGGTATCGTGATAGAAGGTGACGATGAAATGAGCAAGAAAGATATGATATCGATTTTGTTCAAGAATGAGGACGTGAAGGCCAGGGATGATCGCAAGGCCGTGCTGGCTCTCGCAAACAAGGATGCGTTCCTGAAGAGCAGGGACGAGTGGAGCATTGAGAATAACCTGTTGACGATAGGATAACGCGGACCCAACGACAATGTGGGGCGGTGTGCGCCGCAGATAGCGGTATGTGATGTAGATGATTTGTGTTTTCCTTGTCACACCGCCCCGCACTAAGTATAGCCGAACGGAGAACCAAGTGAGTAGAGAGACCAGATTTACAGTGTACGTGAGTGGGGAGATTATGGATGAGCCCGTGGCGCTGACCGATGCGGTCATGGCCCACCTCATTAAAAAGGAAGTGTTTATTGCCGAGCGTAAGAGGTTTTTGGCAGAGGCAATGAAGGCAGTGGGAAAAGAGAATGCGCTGGCTGTGATAGATCAATGGGTGCAGGTTAGGGATGTGGAAACGTTCCCGTTCCAGCAACAGGCGGCCAAGACTGAAGTAGATGCGCCACCAACAACACCAGGGAATGCTAATCAGGACGCGCAACAGCCCCCTGAAGGCGATAACGTACCCAAAGGCGACTCAACACCCTATGAAGGGAAAAAAGATGCGGATACGGCGATTGCAGGAGGAGTTCCCGTGGACGGTAAGCCAGTCGGTGGGAAGAAGTCCAGGACTACATCTAAGTGACGTGATTCATGATATGGATAAGACGATCATGAAGACGGTGGATCGAGATATCGATGAAGCTACTATGATGCAGTTTGAGAAGGGGTATTTGTGGGAAGCTGCACTGTCGGCTGGGTTTAAGGAAAAGGCAGCTGATAGGCCCGATGAAGTGGAGCTGGATGGGATAGCCATGAGTCCCGATGGATTGGCGCGGGACGAAGATGAGTTTCCAACCGGGGCAATCGAAGAGTATAAATGTACCTTGTGCTCTGCGGCCAATCCACCCACTGACAACTGGAAGTGGATGATGCAGGTGAAAGGGTATTGTTGGGCCCTTGGTATGACCAAATGCATTTTCCGTATCTTCCATATCAAAGGAGATTACACGGACGGGACACCGGTGTATGCGGTATGGGAGTTGACGTTTACGCAGGCCGAGCTGGTAGAGAACTGGCAAGCAGTATTAAACCACGTTGAAGTAATGAAGGAGAGATAACATGGAAGATCAAGCAATTCAAAAGTACAGTGAGCAGGGAGCTACCACCCTCGAACACGCCCGGTCTATCAAGATCGTGGATAACGATACTCGTGTAGTGGCGGCAGAGTTTGCCACCAAGGCGCGGAAGTTCATCAAGGCCATTAAGGTCGAACTTGACCCGGACATCAAGAAGGCGAACGATCTGCATAAGAGCCTGACAGCCAAGCGGAAGAGTTTGATTGCCCCGTTCAAAGACGCACAGGAGGTTGTAGACAAGGAGATTGAGCGTGACTTCATGGTGCAGGAGAAGCTTCGGCGCGAAGAAGAGCGGGTTGCGCAGGAGAAAGCGGACGCTGCAGTGGCTGCGGAAGAAGTAGAGGTTGTGGACGAAGTGGGGGATCTTATTGATGCTGGAGATCTTGAGGGTGCGGAAGCGTTATTGAATTCGGATGTTGTAGCGCCACCTGTTGTTCCCGTGGCTCCGGTGCAGAGGTCAGTGGCGAGTAGTTCTGGTACCATGACAATGCGCAAAGACATTAAGGTGGAGCTGGATAGTACTGCTGCGGTAATGGCTGCGATATTGGAGAAACGTCTGCCGAATACGTTTATTGAGGTGAACATGGCGGTGGCGAAACGGTATGCCAAGGTAAGCGGGTTTACCGAGACGACGGACGATATGCCGGGGTTCACGATAACTGCGACGGCAGTGGCATTAGGAAGGACGTTATGACTGGGTTGACTAAAATACAGCTCAAAGTACTTTTGGCGCTCGGCAATGATGATGTGCTATTCAAAGATGCGATAAGTATGTTGTCAACGCAGAGCGGGGATGAAATGAGAACGGGAGAGCATACGGTTAATACCGTTATGTTGAGCCACCTCTGTGCGCGGGTAGTAACGCAAAGCATCGCTATTGAGGAACTTCGTAATCAGATTGTTAAATTGCGGCTTGAGTTTTTAGCCAATGAACCAAAAAAGAGGATTTCTGATGTCTATGAAAAAAACAGTCATGATGACCGTAGGGTCGATGGGACCTGATCTGTGGCCGCATACCGTGATTAGTGAGATACAAAGGGTCATGGAGCAGGGAACGGTGAAGTATCGTAAAGCGCCGTGGTTAGAACAGACGACGACGGAACATCTAAAGCACGCTATGCATCATCTTACTGCGATCAGGCGGATGGCATCGGGTAAACCGGGGCCGAATGACGCCGATGAAGATCACTTGGCCCATGCATTTACACGACTCATGATGGCAGTGGCGGTGAATCGTGGGTATACCAAAACGAAAGGGGATGACAATGCCTAAAGGATTCGACAAGGTAACAAGTAATTTCGGGAAGTTGCGGTTAATTATGCGGGTCGGTGGGTTGGAGAAGGATGGCAAGACGCACTTTGCTCTGACCGCGCCGGGCGACATAGGGGTGATCGATCTGGATCGCGGGTTGGAAGGTGTTATTCAGAAGTTCGTTAACGATAAGGATATTTACGCGGTTAACTTCCGGGATATGCCGATAGCCACACAGGATGATCATGAGGCAAGGTGGACAGCGTTTGAGGATGCGTACGGGGTGTTGCTTAAAGACCCGAAGATCCGTACAATCATTTGGGATACGGATACCGAGGCTTGGGAGATGATACGCATGGCAAAGTTCGGACGGTTAACCAAGATCAAGAGTCATCATTATGGCGAGGTTAACGCGGCCTTCCGCAATCTTATCGACCGGGCGTTTGACGCTGACAAGAACCTCATCATGATTGCCAGGTATAAGAAACAGTACGTGAAGAAGTCGCCGACCTCTGACGACTCTGCATGGAACGGCGCGTATGAGGCGGGTGGGTTTACTGAGGCGGCGAGTATTGTGCAGGTGAATCTCAGGGCTAAGTTGATTGAGGACGAAGATGGTGAGCTTATGCCGTCTATTACTGTGGTGAATTGCCGTCAGAACATGAAAACGAATGGTGAAGTGTTTGAAGGAGATATGGCTACGTTCCCGTGGGTGGCTACGTCCATTATTGAGGGTACCAGTCCCGAAGACTGGGAGTGAGGAGAGGTATGTGGATTATACCGAAGAAGGTACGTAATTGGTTCTGGCGGCGCAGGGTTAATAAGAGCCTCAAGGTGCTGGATGAGCTTGACTGGAACCTCCGACGCCAAGGGTACAACAAGCGGCAGATCAAACAGTTTTGGCGTGACTTCAACAAGAGCCAGAAGACACGTATACGGACGTTTTTACAAATGACACAGGACTAGGGGGAGAATGTGAAGTTAACGATTAACGAAGAGTTTAAAAGATTACTTACTCCACTCACCGAAGACGAGCATGAAAAATTAATGGTGAGTATTGTCACTGAAGGCTGCCGTGATGCACTTATCACCTGGGAGAGCGTCCTCATCGACGGCCACCATCGTTATGAGATCTGTCAGGAGTATGGGATAGAGTTTCGGGTGGAAGAAATGGAGTTTAAGGATAGATCTGAGGCAATTATCTGGATGCTAGAGAACCAGTTAACGCGCCGGAACCTGAACAACTTCCAGAGGTGTGAGGTGGCGTTGCGGTTAGAAGAAGAGATTGCTGCTCAGGCGAAGGTGAAACAGAAGGCAGGTGGTAAGGCGAAGGTTCTACAGAAATCTGTAGAAGCTGTTGATACTCAGAAGGAGGTTGCTAAAACCGCCGAGACATCCCATGACACAGTACATAAGGTCAAGACCATTCTGGAGAAAGCCACACCCATTGTCCAAGAACGCGCCCGCTCTGGTGAAATCTCCGTGAACAGGGCGTATATCGAGACTGTTGCACCGGACCCCGGAGAGGTGCCCAAGCGTCCCCCGAAACCATTACAGTTCGAGGATGTGATAAAGAAAACTGCTCAGGTCATGGACAAGACAGTAGCGGCCCTCACTGCCCTGTTGAAGCACAAGGAGTTGTTCACTGATCCGCGCTATGTTGAGACGTTTGAGCGGTGGGAGTTTGATCTGGTTACCGGGCAGGTTACACGGCTGCTTGATGAACTTAGGGTATTGGGAAAGGAGGCTGGTGATGCCAAAAAGAAGCGCGGCCAAAATCAGTCTGAGGAATGAAATATTTAATCTATTTTTTGAAAGCTATACGAACAAACGTGAATTAATATCGTTGGAGATGATGTTTTATGCATTCAGAAGTTTACCTGCTATTATCGATAAGAACCGGGTACAATCATTCCGTATTTTAAGGCACGCATCCTATGAAGCGTGTAGGCAGATGCAAGGATGTGGAGTATTAATCTTAATAGAATATAGCACGGAACACCACCATACGATTACGGGGTATAAAGTTTTTGATAGTGAAGCCCATGGTGATCAGGAATTGCTCAAAATAATGCAAAGGAAACGAGTAAATCGTGTTCAAGCTACTTCGCACATTACGATGGATCAGTTAGAACTCGCTGTAGGAATGGGAATGTCACTGGAAGAATACCGTGGGAGTTGCATAATCGAGAAGGCTAAAGTAATCGAAATCCCGGCATATGCAAAGGATGTGTATGGATGATAC